AGCAATGAATGCTGCTATTTTCCGCTTCTTTTTTTACTTTAGCACCTGACTCCAGGAGGCTAGCGCGTGAGAAGAGAAACGGAAAACAGCGCCTGAAAGCCTCCCAGTGGAGGCTTTTTTTGTATGCGCGTTTTGAAAAAATTAAGTCCAACGAACCAGTGTCACCACTGACACAATGAGGAAAACCATGTCACATCTCGCAGAACTGGTTGCCAGTGCGAAGGCGGCCATTAGCCAGGCGTCAGATGTTGCCGCGTTAGACAATGTGCGCGTCGAATATTTGGGTAAAAAAGGGCACTTAACCCTTCAGATGACGACCCTGCGTGAGCTGCCGCCAGAAGAACGCCCGGCAGCCGGTGCGGTTATCAACGAAGCGAAAGAGCAGGTTCAGCAGGTGCTGAATGCACGTAAAGCGGAACTGGAAAGCGCAGCGCTGAATGCGCGTCTGGCGGCGGAAACGATTGATGTCTCCCTGCCTGGTCGTCGTATTGAAAACGGCGGTCTGCATCCGGTGACCCGTACCATCGACCGTATCGAAAGTTTCTTCGGTGAGCTTGGCTTTACCGTGGCAACCGGGCCGGAAATCGAAGACGATTATCATAACTTCGATGCTCTGAACATTCCTGGTCACCACCCGGCGCGCGCTGACCACGACACTTTCTGGTTTGACGCTACCCGCCTGCTGCGTACCCAGACCTCTGGCGTGCAGATCCGCACCATGAAAGCTCAGCAGCCACCGATTCGTATCATCGCGCCTGGCCGCGTTTATCGTAACGACTACGACCAGACTCACACGCCGATGTTCCATCAGATGGAAGGTCTGATTGTTGATACCAACATCAGCTTTACCAACCTGAAAGGCACGCTGCACGACTTCCTGCGTAACTTCTTTGAGGAAGATTTGCAGATTCGCTTCCGTCCTTCCTACTTCCCGTTTACCGAACCTTCTGCAGAAGTGGACGTCATGGGTAAAAACGGTAAATGGCTGGAAGTACTGGGCTGCGGAATGGTACATCCGAACGTACTGCGTAACGTTGGCATCGACCCGGAAGTTTACTCTGGTTTCGCCTTCGGGATGGGGATGGAGCGTCTGACCATGTTGCGTTACGGCGTCACCGACCTGCGTTCATTCTTCGAAAACGATCTGCGTTTCCTCAAACAGTTTAAATAAGGCAGGAATAGATTATGAAATTCAGTGAACTGTGGTTACGCGAATGGGTGAACCCGGCGATTGATAGCGATGCGCTGGCAAATCAAATCACTATGGCGGGCCTGGAAGTTGACGGTGTAGAACCGGTTGCCGGTAGCTTCCACGGCGTGGTCGTTGGTGAAGTGGTTGAGTGTGCGCAGCATCCGAACGCTGACAAACTGCGTGTGACAAAAGTGAATGTCGGCGGCGATCGCCTGCTGGACATCGTCTGCGGTGCGCCAAACTGCCGTCAGGGCCTGCGTGTGGCGGTAGCGACCATTGGTGCTGTTCTGCCGGGCGATTTCAAAATTAAAGCGGCGAAACTGCGTGGCGAACCGTCTGAAGGGATGCTGTGCTCCTTTTCTGAGCTGGGAATTTCTGACGATCACAGCGGCATTATCGAACTGCCTGCAGATGCGCCGATTGGCACCGACATCCGCGAATACCTGAAACTCGATGACAACACCATCGAAATCAGCGTAACGCCAAACCGTGCCGATTGCTTAGGCATTATCGGCGTGGCGCGTGACGTTGCCGTGCTGAACCAGCTGCCGCTGGTTGAACCGGAAATCGTTCCGGTTGGTGCGACCATCGACGACACGCTGCCGATTACAGTCGAAGCGCCGGAAGCCTGCCCGCGCTATCTTGGCCGTGTGGTAAAAGGCATTAACGTTAAAGCGCCAACTCCGCTGTGGATGAAAGAAAAACTGCGTCGTTGCGGGATCCGATCTATCGATGCAGTCGTTGACGTCACCAACTATGTACTGCTTGAACTGGGCCAGCCGATGCACGCTTTCGATAAAGATCGCATTGAAGGCGGCATTGTGGTGCGGATGGCGAAAGAGGGCGAAACGCTGGTGCTGCTTGATGGCACTGAAGCGAAGCTGAATGCTGACACCCTTGTCATCGCCGACCACAACAAGGCGCTGGCGATGGGCGGCATCTTTGGTGGCGAACACTCTGGCGTGAATGACGAAACGCAAAACGTTCTGCTGGAATGTGCTTTCTTCAGCCCACTATCTATCACCGGTCGTGCTCGTCGTCATGGCCTGCATACTGATGCTTCTCACCGTTATGAGCGTGGCGTTGATCCGGCACTGCAGCACAAAGCGATGGAACGTGCGACCCGTCTGCTGATCGACATCTGCGGTGGTGAGGCTGGTCCGGTAATTGATATCAGCAACGAAGCAACGCTGCCGAAGCGTGCAACCATCACTTTGCGTCGCAGCAAACTGGATCGCCTGATTGGCCATCATATTGCCGATGAGCAGGTCACTGACATTCTGCGTCGTCTCGGCTGCGAAGTGACCGAAGGCAAAGACGAGTGGCAGGCCGTTGCGCCGAGCTGGCGTTTCGACATGGAGATTGAAGAAGATCTGGTCGAAGAAGTCGCGCGTGTTTACGGCTACAACAACATTCCGGATGAGCCGGTACAGGCAAGCCTGATTATGGGTACTCACCGCGAAGCCGATCTGTCGCTCAAGCGCGTGAAAACGCTGCTCAACGACAAAGGCTATCAGGAAGTGATCACCTACAGCTTCGTTGATCCGAAAGTGCAGCAGATGATCCATCCAGGCGTTGAAGCCTTACTGCTGCCAAGCCCTATTTCCGTTGAAATGTCAGCAATGCGTCTTTCCCTGTGGACCGGCCTGCTGGCAACCGTGGTGTACAACCAGAACCGTCAGCAGAACCGTGTGCGCATTTTCGAAAGCGGTCTGCGTTTCGTACCAGATACTCAGGCACCGTTGGGCATTCGTCAGGATCTGATGTTAGCCGGTGTGATTTGCGGTAACCGTTACGAAGAGCACTGGAACCTGGCAAAAGAGACCGTTGATTTCTATGATTTGAAAGGCGATCTTGAATCCGTTCTCGACCTGACCGGTAAACTGAATGAGGTTGAGTTCCGTGCAGAAGCGAATGCGGCACTGCATCCGGGGCAATCCGCAGCGATTTATCTGAAAGGTGAACGTATTGGTTTTGTTGGGGTTGTTCATCCTGAACTGGAACGTAAACTGGATCTTAACGGTCGCACTCTGGTGTTCGAACTGGAGTGGAACAAGCTCGCAGACCGCGTGGTGCCTCAGGCGCGCGAGATTTCTCGCTTCCCGGCGAACCGTCGTGACATCGCGGTGGTGGTCGCAGAAAACGTTCCCGCAGCGGATATTTTATCCGAATGTAAGAAAGTTGGCGTAAATCAGGTAGTTGGCGTAAACTTATTTGACGTGTACCGCGGTAAGGGTGTTGCGGAGGGGTATAAGAGCCTCGCCATAAGCCTGATCCTGCAAGATACCAGCCGTACACTCGAAGAAGAGGAGATTGCCGCTACCGTCGCCAAATGTGTAGAGGCATTAAAAGAGCGATTCCAGGCATCATTGAGGGATTGAACCTATGGCGCTTACAAAAGCTGAAATGTCAGAATATCTGTTTGATAAGCTTGGGCTTAGCAAGCGGGATGCCAAAGAACTGGTTGAACTGTTTTTCGAAGAGATCCGTCGCGCTCTGGAAAACGGCGAACAGGTGAAACTCTCTGGTTTTGGTAACTTCGATCTGCGTGATAAGAATCAACGCCCGGGACGTAACCCGAAAACGGGCGAGGATATTCCCATTACAGCACGGCGCGTGGTGACCTTCAGACCCGGGCAGAAGTTAAAAAGCCGGGTCGAAAACGCTTCGCCCAAAGACGAGTAATCTGATCTAACTAAAAAGGCCGCTCTGCGGCCTTTTTTCTTTCAATAACCAATTGATTTATAATGTTTTATATCTCTTCGTTCCACGATGTGTCCACATTTAGTGGGGGGAGGGGAGTAAGCCCGCTACATTGTGGGCTTTGTCTTATAGTCTGATCACTGTTTCAAGTCGGTGAGGACACCAAAAAGAAAACCCGCAGTTTTTATGCTGCGGGTTTGTTTCATGTCTGTGAGATAGAGTGCCTTATCGACCTTACCCTGGCAACCGATTGACGGGGGATTGCTCCCCCGTCGCGGTTTCCTTACTGCTTACACTGTAAGAACGCCGCAAACTCCGCTCCCCAGAAGCTCATCCGTATTTCGCACAGTGAACCGTGCAGCATCCAGATGATGAGGATTGCCGTCACGCAGAACGTGATGGCCGTAAGCGATTTTTGCGACATAGCACTTGCTCCTTTTCCGGAGAGGCGCTAACCTTTCACTTGTCAAGGTAATGCGGTTAGGGCCTCGGTTAAACAGAGATGTTTTCCGGGGCCTTTCCACATCTGGCCTTCGGGTATTCCCTCCGACCATCAGCCGAAAGGCACCCGCGCGTAATCTATCGCTTTTTTGTTAATCCGGCAATTCTGCCTGTTAGTTCTGAGGTAAAGGCAAACTCATCTGATTGTTTCCCCTGTGTGAAGCTGGCAGCTCATGCCACGGGATACCTTCTGAAGAGTGAACGGCGGAGGCGTGTTTTGATGTGAATTTATGGAAGGCTTCCAGTGTTGAGAAGCATACGCCGCATTCCAGGTTGTTACACTGGTAATACTTTTGCCGCACGGTGTTTGAATCATTTTCCGGACGACTTGTGCGGATACGGGCAGATGCGCCACAAAGCGGACAACGGAACATAGAGACCTCCCTTAACGTGGTGCTTCTGTTATTTTAAGTTCTACTAGCTCCGATTCCAACTGACTAAACCGCTTTGAGTTGAGGGGCTGACATTCTTATTATTCGCTTATCAAAGAATAGCTAGTCAAACCTGATACATTAAAATCAGCACGTTATTTTGATTGTGTGATATCATAACATTATGTTATTAATGCGTTAAATTGGGATATCTAATTCAGATTGTGAGGTATTTATGGGAAAGAATAGTCAACGTAGGCGAGATAATAAAATTAAGCGAGAAAATGAGAAAAAAAGAAACTTAGCGGCAAAGATAAATAAAATGTTGTATATAAAGCCTGATATATTTTTTGATGAATCAGGTAATACTGGCGGAAATTTACTCGATCCATTGCAACCTGTTTTTACCTTAAGTTCAAGTAGTATTAGTAAACAGGATGCGCTTAAGGCATTAGAACTAACCGGAAGCAAGTCTCCAACAGAAGCCCACTTTAAAACTCTTAGACGTAGAAAATCTGGTCAGGATGGCATCATTAGGCTTCTTGAAAGCAAATATGTCAATGAAGAGAATGTTAAAATATACTTGGTCGATAAAAAATACATGCTAACAGCAAAGATTGTTGATATTTTGATCGAGACGTGGTGCTCTAATAGAGGAATAGATCTTTATATAAATGGACAGAATCTAGCTCTGTCTAATGTTTACTATTTCTGTTTCCCTGCTTTCTGTGGGGAGGAAAAAACAGAGGTAATGTATCAGTGTTTTATGAATATGATCAGAAGCCAATCGACTGAGTCAATTGATGAATTTTACAGGGTAATTGATGAGTTAAAGATATGCTCAAGTGATAAGATATTCACAGATATAATAAACAGAATTAGTATTACCAGAAGCGATATTGATGATATATTGGAAGGTGTTGAGAAAAGCACATTAGATCCATCTATACCAAGCCTCTTTAGACACTGTGTAGAATGGGGTAAATTATACCCTAATGGTTTTTATATTAAGCATGACGATTCCAAAGCTATTACAGAGAAGAAAGATATTTTTGATAAATTTATGGATATATCAAAAATTACGGAGGCATATGGTTATGATCGAAGAAAATTTGAATTGCCAATTAAAGCTCGTTCTTTGACATTCCATTCATCACAAGAGTATCCTCAATTACAAATTGTAGATATAGTAGCAAGTGCGGCTGCTTATTATGTTAACTGTCTAAAAAGAAATGACTTAGAAGATTATCTCTTTAAAGAACTTCAAAGAATAAAAATAGATAACTATTTTAAAAATATGGCCATTTGGCCTACAACATATGTTACACCTCAAGAATTAGGCACAATTTATACTGGTGGGCGAAACCCTGCAGATGGAGTCGCTGATTATCTTTCTCAATATTAGTAACTGGAGTTTTAATTAATATGGCCGCGTTAGCGGCCTTTCTAACTATGTTTATTGCTAGTACATATCTGAACTAATACATTTAAGACATTCACGCTGTTTCTGCTATCCATTCCGGGATTTTTGCCTCAAGCTCAAGCTGCGTGGTAAAGCCGCTGTTATCAATAGTGTGCTCGGCTTTTGCAATGATCCAGTCCTGATTATCAATCTCGCTTTTAAATCCTGTTACCGTACCATGCATTTCGGGGTAGAGTTCTGCACGTCCACGCGCCAGCGTGATGGAGAATGATGCGGCTCCGCGTTGTAGCTGCTGCCACTTTGCCGCCGCTGCGCGTCTTGCTGCCTGCTCGTTCTGATAGGTCTTGCGTAACACAAACACATTGCCTTCCGCGCCTTCCATATAATCACCTTCACGGCTGCTGCTTTTCTCCTTTTTGGGTTTTGGCGGTTTGCGGCGTTTCACGCTGACTTTTTTCTTTTTCCCGTAATTAAGATCAAGCCAGTAAGCGCGTACCCCCGTATACGCTTCGCGGTCAGCAATGCGGAACTGATGGCGATCGCCACTGCTGCGCGTGATGGCGAACGAGGGCAACGGCTGGCCCTGTGCGTTCACGCCACCGCCTGGCATGATGAATAACAGATTACCGCTTTTTACCGTAGTGATTGCGCCCAGCATTTCTGCCATGCGCGTAAGGAAGGACATGTCGCTTTCTTCGGTCTGGTCAGCGTGGTCGATTTCAATATCCATCAGCATTTCGCTGATTTGTGGTTTCAGACCGTACCGATGAGCGATGGCGGATACCACGCGCTCAACGGTCACATCATGCCAGGACACCTCACGTTTAACGTTAAATTCATCCCGAAAATCTGCGCTTCTGGCTGAAACCGTCAGCCTGTCCGGCGGTCCTTCGTGAGCGATTTCATCAACAATGTAAGTGCCTTTTTCTGTCAGCGGTTCTCCTTTCCAGCCAATGAGAACCGTCAGGCGCGCGCCCCGTGGCGGTAGCAGCAACTGACCATCCGCATCATCCAGCGTGATGGTGAGCTGGTCCGCCTCAAATCCCCGGTTGTCGGTCAGTGACAGGCTCATCAGGCACTCTGCCACGCCTGACAGCGTTTTACCCTCCGCGAGAATATCAAAATCCGGCATTTTCACGGGGTCTGTGCCCTGACTGAGCAATTGCATGGTGGTGTCGGTCATCTGCTCCCTCCCTGTGCGGCATGGTCGCATGTGCGTGCGGAGGGGGTTACTGCTTTTTGTTGTCGCCGTGGCGGGAAAACGGCGCAGGGGTGAGATTACGCGCGTGGTGGGTGATGATTGTTGCCGAATCATTTAACGGATACAAGGGGCTGAAGCTATGAGTGAAACTCGTTTTCATGGTGCCCGTGTTACGGAAAGTACCGACCTGGTAACAGCGATTAATGATGTTGATTCCAGCGTTATCGGTATCGTGGCAACGGCGGATGATGCGGACGCGAAGCTGTTCCCGCTGAACAAGCCCACACTGCTGACCCGCGTCAATGACGTGCTGGGAAAATGCGGGACAACGGGGACGCTTTATCGTGCGCTTAAGGCCATCGCAGACCAGGTGAGCACAAAGGTGATCGTCGTTCGCGTGGCTGAACACAAAGAAGAAAACGGAAAGACGCAGGATCAACTGGTTATCGGTGGTTCTGAATCTGACGGCAGCTATACGGGGATGTATGCGCTGCTTGTTGCAGAGCAGGATGAAAGCATCGGATACCGTCCGCGTATTCTGGCCGCGCCGGAGCTGGACACGGAGGCGGTGACAAAATCCCTGTGCGTGATTGCGGGTAAACTGCGCGCGTTTGTGTATGCCG